TGCGCTTGAGCCTTCTGCTGCGCTTCCTGCAACCTCTGGGCGTACATCTTCACCTGATTCATTATCTGCCCAATCGCATCCCCATACTGCTTGACCCTCTGCTTCTCGTTCTTGTCCTGAGCCAAAATGGCAATGTGTTTGGCGACATGCCCAACCATATTCTCAATCCCAACCAACTGCTGTGGTCTGGCCATGTTACCAAACGCCTGAATCTGTTGCAGGATCAACCCAATCTGCCCCAGCATCGTTTCGATATATTCGATGTGATTCAGACCCGTCTTCACATCCACCTTCATCCCCATCATCAGCGAAGCAGCCGCAATCTGCGCATCATGTACCGCATCCGTAACGAGCGTTGGCAGGTCGATGCAGGACTGATTCAGATGGGACTGGCTCAGAATCGGGACATCATGGCTTCCAACAGTAGTTCCTACGTTCAGCAGAATCAGTACGGTGGGAATCAGCCTGAGAAAACCGCAACCCAGATCATGGCTGAAGTGAACAACAATACAGCCTTGATCAGTGCAGCCCTTGGGCAACAGTACATGTACCAGAAGTTTCAGTACATGGAGATTTGCAGGAGATTCTGCAAAGAGAATTCTCGTGATCCCGATGTCAGGAAGTTCAGGCTGCAAGCATTGAAGGATGGAATCCCTGAAGATGTGCTTGATCCTGATTGCTGGGAACTTGAACCAGACAAGACGATGGGGGCTGGGAACAAGACGCTGGAGATGGCGATTGCGGACAAGTTGATGAGTGTGCGCAATCTCTACGATCCTGAGCCTCAGCGTGACATCCTGCGCGATTATACGCTGGCTGTGACTGATGATCCTGGACGCACTGAACGACTCGTCCCAGAGCAACCAGTCCTCGTTACAGACGCAGTACACGATGCGCAGATTGCGGCTGCTTCGTTGATGATGGGGATGAAGGTGGATGTGAAGGCTGGGATGAATCACATTGAGTACATCGAAACGATGCTGGGGCAGATTGGGCTGATTCTGCAACAGATTCAGGCGTTTGGTAATATGGCACGACCACAACAGTTGGTTGGGATTGAGAACATGGTTGGGCATGTCGCCAAACACATTGCCATTCTGGCCCAGGACAAGAACGAGAAGCAGAGGGTGAAGCAGTACGGGGATGCGATTGGGCAGATAATGAATCAGGTGAAGATGTACGCCCAACGGTTGCAGGAGGCGCAACAGAAGGCACAGGCGCAGAACGGACAGCCACGGATGAGTCCTGAAGAGGCTGCGAAGGTGCAGGCAATCAATGCGCAGACGCAGGCGAAGATTGAGGCCAGTGCCAAGAGCAATGCACAGAAGACAGCCCAGAGACAGACCCAGTTTGAGATTACGATGCAACAGGATGCCCAGAAGCACGCTGCTGACATGGAACAGCAGGCGAATGAAGCACTTCTGAAAACCGGACAGGAAGCCTTAAAAGCGGAAGCACAGCAGAATGCCCAAGAAACAACCGAATAAGAAACATGGATGCGAATGCTTAAAAATAATCAGGGAAAGGCTCAACGAACAGCACAAGTGCGAGGTGGCACTTGAATTAAAGATGTTCCTTAACAGGCAAACAATGTCTCTGGCCAGTGGGCTTCCACCACTGCGTTATTCGTACATGGAAGGGAAGAAGCGAAAGACATCATTTGTTACGTTCAATTACTGCCCATTTTGCGGGAACAGATTATGAGCCCCAGAACCAAACTACTGAATAACAAAGCCCTGGCTGATAAAGTCAGGGACATGGTGGATGGGGAAGTATTCGATACGGCTGCTGATGCGGCATTGTTGCAGTACACTGAAAGCCTTCCTGTCACACATTCCACCGAAGATCATGCTTCAAATTACAACAGGATACAGGGGGCAATTGAGTTCCTGAAGACATTAAGGACGATTGTGGATGTCCCTCAATCCAACACTGTTAAAGGATTGCCACCAAACTTAGACTTCAAGGCATGAATCAAATTTTAGACAGAATGCAGGTCTATTTTGAACTGGGAGGGCTGTTTAACCCGGAGATGATGGAACATGACAAGGTTCGTGATTTGATCATGGATTGTCGGGAAGTTATTGAGAAATCAAACCCTCTGAAGTTCTCTAGGCTTTGGGCAATGCCAAACAGGGATACATTTTCCATTCCACAGATTGCTTCGATGGTTGGCCGTTACGTTGAGAATTCCAAAGTGTCAGTTGATCCATTTGCTAGGAATTCACAGTTCGCAACGTATCGAAACGATCTTAACCCGCTGACTTCAGCAGAGTATCATTTTAAGGCAGAAGATTTTCTTGGACTGCTCAAAGAGCGTGGAGTGAAATGCGATCTGGCTCTGTTTGATCCGCCATATTCCCCGAGGCAGATCAGTGAATGCTACCAGTCAATTGGTCTTCCAGTGAAGACTGAAGACACCCAGAACGCTGCCCTGTATTCCAGGGTGAGAGATGCGCTGATGCATGTTCTGACACCAGACGCCATTGTTCTTTCGTTTGGTTGGAACAGTGCAGGGATGGGCCTAAAGCGTGGGTTTGAAATCATCGAAATAATGCTGGTTGCTCACGGAGCAGCCCACAACGACACCATCTGTATTGCCGAAAAGAGAATCGCTTAACCCAGAACTGATTATGCCCGAATCCGCTACCGCATCACCCCCTCCTTCTGCCCCCGACTTCACCCCCCTGCCTGTTCAACAGGACTCCAGCAGTGGTTCTGCCCCACCGATTGTACCGGGAGCTTCCCCGAGAGAGATCAATGTGGGTGAGAAGTCAGGCAGTCTGGCTAAACAGGACAAGACGGGTTCAGGAATGGATGATTCGATGAGTGATTTGGACAGGTTGTTTGCGGAGACAGAGGCTCCAAAGGCCGTAGCAGAGGAGAAGAGGGGAAAAGGGGAAAAGGAGCAGGGGAGTGACGAAAAGCCTGCTGGTGAGGCTTCAGACGCCAAGGAAGAGGGGTCTGGTGAGAAGCCAGCAGAGGGGAACGGGAAGGCTGTCAGTGCTCCTGAATTGAGGAAGGCGTATGAGGCCCTGAAGAAAGAGGCTGCTGAGTTGAGGGAGAAAGTGAAGTCCCGTGGTCCATCTGAGGATCAGGTAAAGGAATTGCAGACGTTCAAGGAACAGTACGAATCTGAGTACAAGCGCAGGCAGGAATTGGAGAAGGAACTGGCACAGAGCGCGTACGAACGTTCCCCCGAATTCAACGAGAAGCACGCTGGCCCATTCAGGAATGCGTACCAGAATGCCCGGAATCGAATCAGCCAGTTCAAGGTGACTGACAGTGAGGGTAATTCCAGACAGGCATCTCCTGATGATTTTGATGCGATCATGCAGATTGGGGATGATATGCAGGCAGCCACGGCTGCACGGGAACTGTTCGGGGATACGGTAGGGCCGATTGTAATGATGCAGCGGGAGAAGGTGCAGGAATTGCACGGGTCAATGCAGAAGGCGATTGCCGATGCAGAAACCAACTTCACCAAACATCAGCAGGAACAGAAGGTGATGAGTGAACGCAAGCAGGCGCATCTGAACAAGCTGTGGACAACGTTGAATACGGGTGCAGCAGAGAAGTACCCCCAACTGTTCAAGCCTGTGGACGGGGACGAGAAAGGGAACGAATTGTTACAGAGGGGATTTGAGCTTGTGGATAAAGTGTTCATGGATGGACAGCAGATGGACCCCGAAGAGACGATTAAACTGCATAGTCAGGTACGAAACAGGGCAGCAGCGTTTGGGAGACTGGTGTACCAGAATCGTACGATGAGCGAGAAGATTGCTGCACTGGAGAAGGAGTTGAACGCGTTTAAGGATAGTGCTCCGAAGAATGGGGATGGGAGGACTGGGAAGAAGGGGGAGGGAGAATTGTTTGGGGAGGACACGCTAGAGAGGTATGTTGACCGTTAATCCTTCCATCCAATTGATTTACTGGCTGAAACATGTACTGAATCACCACCCGGTTTGGACCTTAATTCACCCATTCGTTTCTGCCAGTAATCTCCAGTTTCGTCTTGAAACCACGGATCACCCACAGGAGCAAAGCGCCAGTGAGAAAGTAGTCCTTCGTAATTAAGTCCGTCTATGTAAGCCTTATTCTGTGGAGTCAGTTTCATTGAGGATGTGGGATGTATGCGACACGCATTTGGGGTTTAAGGAGAGGGAGGGTCATTCTGTTTTGAATGGGGGATGGAATTCCTCAATCCATACATGTCTGGCTTCCTTCTCCCCCATGTTTCGTGAGTGTTCAGCATCGGTAATTACGTCTCCTATTTCAGCCTTCTTGGCGTACTCTTCAGCAATTCTCTTAGCTTCACTGAAGTCAGTAGTGGCTCCTATGTTTTCTTGAAAGCGGTAGTAGTCGTACGTGACAGAAACGATTACGTAAATCATTGATGTGGGATTATGCGACACGCATTTGGGGTTTAAGGAGAGGGAGGGTTATTCTGTGGTGGGATTGGATTTCTTTCGCTTACGCTTCTTTGGCATGGGTTCATTGGCGCAAATCGCACACATTCCAATCTGGAATTCATCTTCTCGAATCAATTCACGTCCACAGACATTGCAGTTTCTAAAGATCGGTTCTTCTGTTGTTTTGGTCATGGTTTCTTGAACAGTATTCCGGGTGTCACCCCAAGAGCTTCTGAGATGAATACAATTGTGTGGGCCTGAATCCTTTGTCTTCCTGCTTCGATGTTGACGATGGATGTTCTGGTTAACGGAACCAACCTTCCCAATTCTTCCTGAGTCATTGAACATCGTTTCCTGTGATGCCTGATATTCCTTCCAAGGAATCTATAGACATCAATTTCCTTCATTGAAGTCGATGACGATTTTAAGTCCTTTGGGACCGTACGGTTCCATGCTGCATCGTTGCATGACTGTGGCAGCAATCAGGGCTACCCGTTCCTTGATTCGTGTTTCGCACCTGCCAGCAGCCAGTTTAGCCTCCTCCTCAACGATTGACTGGATGGATTGCTGAATGGCGTTACGAATTGCTTGTTCGACTGATTGGGGGTTGGGGGTCATTCGCAAATCCATTTACTGATAGTTACATCTTTCGTTGGATCGTACGTGAACCATCTATACTTGTAGGGCGTTGTTAAGCTTCTAACCTTAAGTGCCACAACATAGGAACGAACCAAGTTTTCTATAGTCAAATGCTGACTCATCTGTAATGTTGGCGATTTCCCGTGTGTGAATGATAGAAGTTTTAGTTTACGTTTTTTCATTACTTTGTTTTTTGGTTCTTGGTTTTTGCTTATATACGAACTTGAAATAGTGCTTCACGCAGATTCTGCAACTTCTACTTCCACTGGCATTAATAACCAAATTCTCGCCTGAGAGTGGGTGCCCATTTTTACAGTGTGTCTTCTTTGTGTTCCAGTGCCGTCCTTTGCTGTTCATGTCCTTGATATTATCAAGTTGTGTCCCGAGGAATAAATGATCAGGGCGTACGCACTTTGAATTATCGCAAGCATGGAGTACGCAGGATTCTGGAAGTGATTCCATATTATGGGCCAGCATGTAGCTTACTCTGTGGGCAGACTCCAACCTGCCACGGAAGAATATCTTCCCATATCCTCCTTTGTTTATGTAACCAATCCACGGCCAGCATCCTTCTCCAACCGTGGTGAGTTCGTAGAACCTAACTCTTATTTTCTCAATATCTTCAGACATAAAGGGTCCGCTCAGGTGAAAAGCCAGCAATGGGGCGACTGGTCCGGTTTCCCGGAACTGAGCGGACCGAAAAGTCCAAGTTCGATTTGCACCCGCATTGTCAGCTTTTCACACTGATCATCGACGGGTGGACTGTTCTTTGGTTGGTGTAGTTTGTCAAATTGAAATCCATTTGACTTTTACTTTACCGATAATTATTGTGCAAAACAGCTAGGCGTAATTGGCTTCCTTAGCGGCCATCACTTTCACCAGAAGTGGAATAAACAAGCTGGTTGTGGCGTAGTGGCACGGGTGCCAGAAGGTTCGCCGCGCTTCATTAAAATCCCCAACAGGACCACTCTGCATTAGTGGTAACAGTTTTAATGAAAGACACTTAAAATGGCCAGTACACTTTCCTGTGGAGCATTCACGCAGTACCTAGTTGACCAACTTCCTGTCTACGACAAGCTTATTTTGGAAGACATCCGCCCTATGGACGGCTGGATTGGTCACGTAAAGACCGGCACATTCGAGGCTTACAGCGGAACTGAACACACCCTCGACCGCTTCAATCACGTCTATCCCGATACGACAAAAGCATGGTCCCGTACCCAAGCAGGCAACTGCATCGGCACCCCCTGCGACAAGACTGAGTACTGCATCGGTTGGGGTGCGACCCGCATCACCTACTACCTGGAAGAACAAAGCTGGGCGACCCCCCTGCTCTGTTTCGATCAGGAAATGCACATCACGAAGGCTCGGGAGAACTTCCGATACATCATCGGTGGAATCCTCAAGCCCGCCACTTCGACGATCATGTCGAACTTCCTGCGTCGTCGTGCTCTCACGATTGGCGCTGGGAAGAAATGGGTGGCCAATGCCACAATGTCTGATTTCGTGCCCACCTGGGTCACGGTAGGCGATTCTGAGCTATACCTGGACGTGACGGTGGAACCCAATTCCCGGCTCACTCCGCAGATGCTTCAGCGTCGCGTGTCCCCCCTCATGCTGATGGGCTACTTCGGGAAGAACCCGTTCGGGGACCGCAAGTCCATTCCCCTGATTGAACTGGTGACTGGTATGGAAACCCTGTGGGACTTGGACAAGCAGGTTTGTGACTCCAACATCTCTGGTGCGTGGCGGTTCACGGAATGGACGGCAGCCAACGAGTACTGGCGCTATGGGTTCAACGGGCAGTTGGGCAACTACGCGACTCGTGCAGACCCAATGGAGATGCGGTTTAATCGCGTTGGCCCCGTGGCTGGTGGCAAGATCAGGTTCCAGTTCATCCAGCCCTACGTGAACGTCGCTTCCAGTGGGGCTGGCGGTGCCCCCGGACTCAAGTCGATTGAGAACGAAGACTGGCAGAATGCCCGCTACTCCATCTCGTTCATCTGGCACAAGATGGCGATGGAAGCACTGGTTGCTGACGCAACCCCGGTCAATCCTGAGATGCCCTTCTCGTCCCGTAATTTCGGTGGACGCTGGCAGTTCGTGAAGAACAATCTGGGTGCGTGCGAGGACGGGACCGTCATTGAGAACAAGCGCGGGAACAAGGGTCAGTTCATCAGCGACTTCAAGCTGGCGATCAGGCCGATGTACACGGAATTCGCGGAAGCGATATTCCACATGCGCAATCGGGCCTGCATCACGATCTGCCCTCCGTGTGGCACTGATCCTGGCTACCCGACTCAGAGCTACAACAGTTGCAATCCTGATTGCACACCGTAATTATCCGTCTGGGTTGTTAGTAAATTGGGAGGCTGGCTGTTTTCGATGAGCAGCCAGCTTCCCTCATTTGAAAGGCACACAATATGCCAGTAATTTACGGGAAGAATCACAAGGAGAGTGACGATGACGGCTACTCGGACGATTCAGGGATGGATTCCAAGGATGGGATGGCGAAAGAGGACAATGATGATTCAGCATCTGCGTTGCTACCCAAATCAGTTCTTGGGGATCACAAGCTTAAACCCGGTGATCAGGTCATTCTGGAAGTGGTCCATATTTACGAGGATGAGGTTGAAGTAAAGTACGGGAAGAAGAACAAGAAGGACAAGGACAAGAACGATTCTGACGAGGACGAAGACAAGCCTGATCGTAATGACGATGACGATAATTCAGCAGGCAGTCAGATGGAAATGTCCCAGAAGCAACTGAGTGGCTTGATGGAGGGATAATCGCCATGGCAATCGCCTGCGATGCTGCCTCATTGATGCTCAATGCCGCCTGTATTACTGAGTGCATTGCGCATGGGCAGGCTAACGCAATCAAGACCCAGCTTCTGGCTGACATTGCTGGTGGTTCGCAGGACCCTGGCACCCTTCTTAACGATGCCCGCTGCTTCCTTTGCCTGACCCGTACCCAACTGCTAGCCATTCGTGTTTACCTGCTGGCCCTGCTGTCTGGCACATCTCCCACATCTCAGGCGATACAGGATCAATCGTGTTGCCTGCAAAACTGCCTGACCATTGGTCAGTTGAGCCTGATCCAGATTTACATTCTGGCAGTCAAGGCTGGTGAATCCCCCAACGGAAATCTGCTGGACCCTGCTCGTTGCTTCCTGTCTTGCCTGATGGGGATTCAGAATGATGCGATCCAGACCTACCTTCTGGCAGTAATCGCAGGTGGTTCGACTGACCAGCAAGTTCTTATTTCACTTGCTTCCTGCATTCTGGAATGCCTGTCTGGAGAGCAATTGATTGCTGCTGAAACGGTCCTAATGTGTCTTTGGGTATAATATGCCATTTGAATGCGATGCAGCCTCACTGACAGAAGCAGGGTGCTGTCTCTCCTGTCTGGAAGCAGGGCAGTTGCAGGCGATCAAGACCCACTTGCTGGCTCAAATCGCTGGTGGACCCACAGACATCGCATCCCTGCTTGAAGCATCCAAATGCTTCATGTGCCTCACCAGAACGCAACTGGGGGCAATCAGGGTGTATTTGCTGGCTGGTTTGGGAGGCGTTGACCATACCCCACAGGCGATTATGGATGAGGCATGTTGCCTGATTCAATGTCTCTCCAAATTCCAAGCACTGGCTGCTCAAGTAGCAATCCTGGCTGAAATCAATGGGGATGATCCCAACGATTTCGCAAGCATGTTCGATTCATGTTGCGAACTCTCCTGTCTTCAAGGAATCCAGGATGACGCAGTTCAAACGTATTTGGTGGCAGTGATTGCGAGTGGCAGCATAGACGCATTCGTTCTGTTTGAGCAGGCATCATGCATTCAGCAGTGTCTTTCACCGGGACAGTTGGTGTATGCTGAAACAGCGATGATGTGTGCGTGGTCAAACAACCTGGGTGGGACGTTCTTTCGTATCACCAGCGATCCAGAATTCAGGATTACGAGTGATGGGGACAGGCGGGTGTGGAGACACTAAATTTATGGCTGACAAAACAATTCCAGACCTGACAGCAGCAGGGGCAGTAGCATTGACTGATCTGTTTGAAATAGCACAACCGTTAAGCAGGAAAGCAACTCTTACACAGATTCAGACTGCCCTTACAGGCAAGCAGGATTCCCTTCCTGTAGCTGACACCACATCCATCGTAATGGGCAGTGTGGATGGGACCAAACAACTGCGCATTGAGGTAGATGGATTTACGGCTGCTACGACTCGTGTTGCTACACCTCCCAATCAAGACTTCACGATGGCGGGGCTTGAAGTGCAGCAGACATTTACCAAGCAGCAGACGATTACACCAGCAGTTAATACAAGCGGTCTTGTTGTATCTGGATTTTCTTTAACTCTAGGCGGAACCCCAATCCTTGATATTTCAGGAACTTGGAATACGGGAAACGTTCCGTCAGCGTTAAAAATTGACATTACAGATACCGCATCAGATGCGGCGTCTCTGTTAGCCGATTTCAGAATCAACAATGCTCAAAAATTCATCATCAAGAAAGATGGATCATTCTTTGGAGCCAGTGGGGCATTTGATGTGGCTGCTGATGGATCATTCAATATGGCTGTGACGGCATTTCAGGTTTTTGTTGACGGGTCTATGTCAGCAGCATCAGGACAGTTCATGGTAAATGCATTGGGTAATATTGCGGTTCCGTCCATTATTTCATTTAATGCAACTGGTGGTGTGTCACTTACAGATGATGGAGCAAGTAATCTCGTTATTTCTTCTGGAGCAACACTCCAATTTGGATCGGCGGCGGTTTCATCTGTGGCCATTGTGGCTGATAATTACATCTTGGTTAGAGACAGTACTGGAACTGAGTATGAATTACTTTGCAAGCCGCACTAAACAACAACATGGACAAACCATCCCCACAACTACCACCCAAAGTAAAAGCAGTTCACTTCACCGAAGACGAACTGAAGGCATTCAACTCCATCTGTGATGCCGCCCTCAAACATGAGGGGGTTAATCTGGCATGGGCAGTCGCCTGCTTCATCCAGAAGTTCAATTCTACCCCATTGACTGATCCAGTTCCACCGACACCACCCACCCACGCTGAAACGATAGGCAAATAATTATGAGCACACAAATTCTACCCATTGGTGAAATCATACTGACGAATGAACGTGGATTGATTGGGGCTGGGTACGATTACCAGCTTCGCAGTGGACCAGACGGAACGTTTGATTTCGATACTGGATCGTTCGGATTGACTGGCAATGCTACTGATCGAAAGCTAAGATTCGATCATTGTTTCATCGTCACCCCGGAATCAATCCCATGGGTCCCAACAGTTGAAGATTTGAACGGGTTCTTCAGATTCATTTTGACGAAGGAGTCAGGAGAGAAAGTTACCGATGTTACGAAGAATTTCGCCACTGATCCTAAGACTGATTTTGGGCACATCGTTCATTACATTGAAGGCCATACGCCATGGTACAACATCCCAGCCGAAGTTGAGAGGACTCCAAGTGGCAAATACATACTGACTTGTTTTGTTAACCCATCGCTGGTCAATTGCCTCCCAGTCAGCTTTTTCCTTGAGATTCAGGGGGAGAACATTTGGATGTACGCTCCCCCAGTCAGGTCAGTCGTATTCCTCGCGCCGTTCCGTGAGGGCGTTGTGACGCGGGAGATGCTGAATCCTGCCGCCCCACCCCCGAAAACGCCTTGACGGGCATTGTAGAGCGAATTTAGGGTGTCCTGCGTACAGAGTCCCCTAGCGTCCATGGGCTGTCAGTTCGGTGGAACTGGCAGCCCTCTTTCGTTTACGCTGAGTAGTTCAGTGCCCCTGCATGGTGCAAATCCATCGCCTTCTTTCGCAGGGTATCTTTCCAGTCATCATTCTGGGGCTTTTGCGGGGCAGCCAGAGCACGTAGCTGGAAGCCCTTTTGTCTGGCCCCCTCCACAACCGTTACCCACCAGTCCATCAAGTCTGGGGACCGTCCCATTCGTTCCTTCGTGTCGATCTTAGCCTCAATCTCAATCCTGTTTCCCGTCACCATCTTCCACTCACGGGTTGAGCCGTCTTCCAAGACTTCCTCAGTCAGTCCCCGCATTTGTCCAGATTCGATGACGTACCTCGCCATGAACCACAATTCAGTCACGAACTTGCTGAAATGCTCGTAGCAGGTCTTGGGGCGCATCTTCTGCGTCTCAGGGTCAATGATCATCAGTTCAGCCGAAACCTGTCTGTTCGTGGCCCTGCCTCCAAATTCGACTGGATTGACGAATGGAGACCAGATACGGGCAAAGGCTGTGCCCAAGGACCCCCTCCCGGTTGCGTCGTAAAATACGTTCTCAGCAGGAATCTTGAGGCTGATGCAGTCCTGACGCACGAATTCAGCAATCTGATCCTCTGCGGAAGTGTCAGTGCCAGCCTTTACGGGGATGATGACGTGAGGGTTCATGTGCAGGATCATGTCCCCGTTCACGTCCCGCCCAAACGACCCCCACCCACCCACGCAACGATCCCCGCCTACTTCGCCGTACGCTGCGTCTACTGCGTAGATGCGAGTCTGTAAGTCATTTTTCCATGCGACTTCCTCGAATGCTTTGAACTTGATGGCAAGATTTCGGGTGAAGACCCTGCGTCCATTCAGGCCGGCCTTGCGAACACCCTTACACTGGGACCAGTATTGCAGGGAGTCTTTGCCGTAAAATGCAGCAACAGATTCGATGGATTTTCTGTTGATCATCCATGGGTATTTTACAGGTTCGTCTGCTGGGAAATCGAAGTTTGGAGAATTGAGGCCGTAGAGGCAAATTGTCCTCCCATTCTCAAAGCGATTATCCCATGTAGTGGTTTCTGTTATTTCCCCCTCCGTTCCCCATCCATTCTTTGGTTCAGCAATACGATCAAGTGGGTCCCCAATGCCCAGAGGATTTCCTACGAAAACACCCTTAAATTCGTTGCCTTCCTGATTCCCTGAGTTTAGGTTTGCCAAGGCATCAAGGAATCCAGCCTTCATAATTGAGACTTCATCCCCCAATAATCTCCTTCTCTTTTGCTTGATACCAACGTACTTTCCCAGTCCCTGCCAAGTACCACCAGAAGAGAACGCGGGCAGACAAATAATTCCGCGCCTAAGATCACGAGTCCCGTCTTCGATCAAATTGTCTGTGGCAACGGCGTGTTTACTATCAATCAGATGCCCCGGAAGAGACGGATAACGTTCTTTGGCCTGATTGAACATTGTCTTCATATCTCCCCATACACGAAGCTCAAGGCCACGTACGTCCGTTGAGGAAATCATTATCAGAGTATCTTGGGGATGGGAGAAATAGTCTGTTAAAGCGTACCGTGTCAGAGCCACATGAGTTTTGCCTGAATCCTTTGGCCCCATGATAGCCGTGATTGTGTTCTTAAGAATCTCTTCCAGCATCAAATCACTCCACCTGTGGTGAACATCCTTTGGCCAAAGTAGTTGCTGAAGCCTACGGTAGTGGAAAAAAGCTCCCATCCCAATCGTCTGTCCCTGCTTCCCCTTCCACTGGCACCCCTTCTGGATCATGTAAAGTTCTATGGCGATGTTGTCCATGAGGGCCGGGAATGAAAGTCCGTACAAATCCTTTTTGGCTTTCGGGTTCCGCTTTGGGCCACTAAAACGTGGTACTGTGGGGTCGTTCGGATTCGCTGGATTTTCGCTCATGCCGGGGGTAGTCTGTGTTCCGTTAACGGTAAATCATACTGATTATGGCCCAAGCCACCAACGGAACCCGTGTCACAGACGGGTCAACCACGTTCGAGGGTGGAATTGACAGTGGGCGCATCCCAACGATTGCTTCTCAGTCTAATCCACAAGGGCTTGCTCGCAATGAATTATCATGGGCAACCAACGCAACCATGCGTGGTGGGGGTATATCCCCAAGGGCTGGCTGGAAGCGATTAACCAAGATCAAGAGTGCCCCTGGGTTGTTTCAGGGAGGGCAGATTTACGAGCCTGATTTCGCGTTCCCATACCTGATGGTGGACATTTCGGGGCGAACCTACCAGATCAGGGTGGATACGGACAACAGCGTTCACGATGTGACTGGCCCAGCAATGCCCCCAAATGAAGTGCAGCACTGGATCAGGCAGGGAGAACAATTCTTAATCACTCAGGATGGGGTGTCTGAACCTCGTGTATGGGATGGAAATGTGCAACGTCTGATCAGCGCAATGGGTGGTGCCCCACCGTACCTCCCCATCGGTCAACCCATGGACTATTTCATGGGACGTATGTGGGTTGCATTCGGACGGGAGTACATGGCTGGTGACATCGTGTTCGGTCCTTCAGGAACTGCCCCATATCAGAAAAGGGATGCGATCCTCCATTCATCTGAGAACACGTACTTGGCTGGGGGTGGTAACTTCATTGTCCCTACGGTTGCTGGGAACATTCGTTCACTGGACCATACGGCCAATATGGACACCCAGCTTGGGGAGGGTCAACTGTACATCTCTACCAGACGAGCCATTTACACCCTTAACGTTCCCCCAACCAGAGCAGCATGGGCAACACTGGCAGAACCATTACAGCGCATTGTGCAAAGACAGTTCGGTGTGACATCGGATCGTTCAGTTGCTCCTGTCAATGGAGATTTGTTTTACCAGTCGATTGATGGAGTTCGGTCCCTTCTGATTGCCATTCGTGATTATCAGCAATGGGGGCAATCAGCAATCAGCCGTGAACTGAACCGGGTTCTTCAATTCAACGACAGGGCACTGTCCAGATTTGGGACAGGAATCAATTTCAACAACCGAATGCTTCAGTCTGTTCTCCCAAAGCAGACTGCTTCGGGTGTAATTCATCAAGGGATTGTTGCACTGGATTTCGATTTGATCAGCAACTTGGGCAGCAAGCTTTCCCCCGTATGGGAGGGGATGTCTGAAGGGTTGCAGATTCTTCAGATGTGGTCTGCTGACTTTGGTGGATTGGAAAGGGCCTTCGCAGCCATCGTTTCCCAGAACCCACTGACTCTTGGGGACATTGAACTGTGGGAACTGACGCAGCAGGATTCTTTCGATGAAGATGACAGGCGCATTCAGTGGTACATCGAAACCCCAGCGTACACATGGGGAACACAGTTCAGCCTGAAGAGGCTTGATTCTGCTGAAATCTGGATTGATCGGTTGATTGGGAAGGTGGAATTCAAGGTGCAGTTCAGGGTGGATCAAGACCCATGCTGGTACGACTGGTTTGAGTGGGAGGAATGCAATGCTCGTAATTCATGTGAACTAGCCAGCGATCCAGTCTGCTACCCTGAAGACACGTTCTGCCCTGGGTATCGGGCAACGATGACTCTTCCCAATCCACCAGTTCATGCAGGACATGGGAACAATCGTCCCATCAATATCGGGTACCAGTTCCAAATGCGTATCTTCATCAAGGGCTACTGCCGAATCAGAGGGATACTGGTTCACGCATTGCCACGGGATAAGGCCCCGTTTGAAGGCATCGTTACAGAAAGTGTTGTCCCATGACCATTCGTCCCTGCAATGAATTCATCGACTGCGAGTGTTCGGATAATCCGTTCATCAACACGAGTGCGGAAGCCCCTGATCCAAACCTGTTCTTTGCCAGACGGTACTTTCCAAATATCCCAAGCCTGAATGAGAATGATTCATGGTACGAACGATCATCTTGTTTGGGAACCTGCTTCTCTGAAATCTCTCAACAAGATGCTGAAGATTGTTCTCTGCGTAATGCCCAACTTTGCACATGGAATCCTGTTCAGCCTCCACTGACCTTCCTTTCCGATGATCCTACTTCAGTCCCCAGATCAAACATCTTTGGGAACGCAGCCACATCATGCAGCACTCCGTGTCCAACAGGACCAGACTTCGTATTTACAGTTCCTGCCAATACGTTTTACGCATTAACGCAGCAGGAGGCGAATGCACTAGCCCAGTCTGTCTGTGAGTATCGGGCACTGGTGTTCAGGATGTGTCAGAACATCCCCCCAGAACCTCCTGTTTGCGATGTCACGATCACAAGCGTAATGCCTCCTTCGATGTGCGTTGATGCGGCCGTGGGTGAGTCTGCTGCATTTGGAGTGACGTTTGATTATACCGGAATGACAAATCCCACATTCCTTTGGCTTAAGGATGGGATTCCACTGACCCAAACCCAGAATCCAAGCCTTACAATTTCACCTGTTCTTCCATTCGATGAAGGGGTTTATCAGTTGGCCATTATGGTTCCGCATTGCCCTACGGTTCTGTCTCCACCCATAACGCTGTCTGTCTCTGATCACGTTGCGGTACCTGCCAATTTTGATATTTCAGCAGAGCAGAACTGGGAGGAATTTACGGCTTACGGTGGGGCATTCTTCGGTGACACTGCCAGCCAGCCATGGACTGAATTTGTTTCGTCCCTTGGGTTCTGCAATCCAACAGGACTATTCGAGTTCTCATGGCCAAACATGGCTGATCATCCACCGGGTCAGTACCACATCTCTTACGTGCAGGGATTCTGGTTAACAAACGCTCCCCCTCCCTGCGCTCCTGCAACCCCAGACAAGGGGACAGTTGTGCTGACAGCGATTTGGGATGACAACTTTAATTACGATACTCCCAACCCATGCGACAGCTTCCAGAGCTTGGTTAATGGGATGAGGCAGGAACCATTCAATGGTCCAGGGTTGGGAACTGGATTCACTGACTGCGGTAATGGGATTGGCGATCTTCAATCCAGATTCGATACGTTCTTTAACACTCCGGGGGCACAAATCAGGTGGGTTGATAATCTTAACAGCGGGTCCACGCACGATAATGATGGTGGCGATTTAAGGTACGTCATTGATGGTAACTCAACAGACCTTACCGGAATCGCTTCTCCGGGGCCAGGGCTTGATCCAATTTGGCAGGTAATACAAATCAATGGACTTAATCCAATGCCTCGCAAATTGAAGATCACTGACTACAATTCAATCAAGTCACAGTTCAGCGATCAGGCGGCAATGAATGCGTGGAACGGGCAATTGAACACCCGTTCAACCTACACTTCGACGATGGTGTTTTGGCAGGACCCGCCCGCAGGGGCATTCGGTGGGGCACAGGCGACATACATTACGAATCATCCCACTGCTCCTGGTGGGCGTGGATGGAAGTTGGAGATTTTCAATGCTGCTCTTGTTCCAATCTGGACTGGGTTGAAGGGATTTGGTGAGACAGGGATTGGGGTTTATACCCGCAATTCAGCAAGTGGGCCAGGATGTGTTGCACTGGAAGACAGCTCTGATCAAATCTGGAATCCAAACGATCTATAATTTTATGCCAGACTTCGTTAAAATGCCCGATGGGTCCCTGATCATGGTCGGGACACCCAAACCCGCACCTTCAGCATGGGAACGATTCAAGGCGACAGTGAAAGCAATCCCTGATCGTTTCAGGCCCAAGCCCGCCCCGTGGTGGATTGCCCAACCACAAGCCCAAGTCGTTCAGGCCAGCGAAGCACAGGTTCCAGTCATGCAGCAAACTGCCCAACAACTACTGGCTCCCGTACCGGGTGCTGCTCCTGTGAATGATTTTGAGGAAGTGGAGAAGGAGGCCAACAAACGTGCAGCCATCGTGAAACAGCTTGGGGATGTTCCGCGAAATGTGCTGGCCAGTGAATTCTTTGTAGGAAGAGAACGATGAGAACCAACTTCGCAGCCGTTCGCAGGTCCCGCATCCCACAAGTCCTTGGCCTTGATTCTGTCAATAGACCAGCACTGGCGTCGTACGTGAACGAAGCACAGACCAGACTGCTTCAGACTGCGGGCGAAGCTGGATGGTGGGGGACATGGGCACGAATGGCATTCACAGTCAGTCAGGATGATCCTTTCATTACGGTCCCCCGTGAAGTTGCCAGATTGATTGATGTTGATGTATGTCGCGTTCCCGTCCCCATTCAGAACCAGTTCTACGAATATCTTCAGTTCGGAGTTGGGGAACAGCGTGCTTTACCAGAGGCCAACAGAAGTAGCGCGTGTCCGGTTGGGGTGTACGATCGTGGTGAATTCCCTACGTTCAAGGACATCACTTCTGGCAGCATGGTTCGGGTCTACATGACGAATCCCGCAGACAACACGAAACGAATCTTCTTCAGTGGAACCAATTCAACAGGGCTTCCCATCTACACAATTGATGGCGGGAATCAGGTTAATGGATTCTTCCTGAACCTTGATTCCACCCAGCCATTCGTTGAGTACATGGTACCAATTGGGCAACTGACAGCCATCAGCAAGGACATCACCTATGGACCAGTGCAGGTGTTTGAAGTGGACCTTGCCACTGGGGACCAAACCCTAATCGCAGTGCTTGCTCCGGGTGAAACGACTGCCAGCTACCGTCGTTACTTCCTTCAGAACCTTCCCAAGCGATGCTGTGAATGCAATCTGGACATGGCCACCACACCCATTCAGGTTTCTGCCTTGGCCAAACTGGAGATGATTCCAGTCGCTGTGGATACGGATTACCTGTTGATTGGAAACATTCCTGCACTCAAGGAGGAATGCCTGTCAGTCCGGTATTCTGAGATGGATACGGATGAGGCGATGCGAATGTCCGAGTTCAAACACAAGAAAGCGATTCGCCTATTGAATCAGGAATTGATTCATTACTTGGGCAAACAGCAGCCAGCCATTGGATTCAAGCCATTCGGGTGCGACACCCTTGAACGGGCTGCCCTGCAAATGATTTAACTTATGGCCACTACCCCTCTTGATTACATCCCCAAGGTAAACACTGGCGTAAACGCTGGTGGACTTCCCCCATCACTGCTTAAACAAACTGCTGCCAGCCTGTCTGGCGCACTGCGGGGCCAACTGCCAGAAGATGTGCAGAACCTGTTAATGCAGCAGGCAGCCGAGTACGGAGCCGCTTCCGGGTTGGGTGGGAGCCAGTTCCAATCGTACCGTGGGCTGCGCAACCTGGGTCTGACTAGTCTGGATCGAATCAAGGGGGCAGAGGGAATCCTTGGAAATCAGTTCATCAGTCCTGCGCAGGCACAGCAGCTTAATCTTCAGGCTGGAACCACACGAGCAGGACTGGCCCAATCTCAAGCCGAACTTGCGCAACAGAAGGAACTGGAACAGGCGAGACTGGCACAGGGACAGA